TATAGGGTGATTGCCCTATACCCTTTTGGCACGAGAAACCTATTTTTTCGTATCATTGGCTTTTGGTTTTTCAGTGCTTTCTCCTTTGATAAGAGCCGAGCAAGTCTCGTGTATATGCTTAATCAAGTCAATATCCGAGGGTTGGAAATTGGTGTTTTGCATATTGAAATCGTGCTCGGTTACCGTTCCTGACAAATAGGAAGCGTAGCCCATTGGGTTTTGAATGTTTTTCTGTACAGAGAAAGCCACAGCACGAGGTGTTTGGTCTTTCTCAAATTCGTAGGAGTACATCACGATTGTGCCTTGTACTTCTTCTTGCGCATTGATACGCGTTGTTTGTTGAATGATTTGCATTTTATAAAGTTTTTGAGTTATTAATTTTTAACCTCCATTATAATCACCATGATTGTTTCCTGTTTCCCTAAAACCAGTTATCAGTCCATTTGTTATAGTTATATGGTAATCATAGCCGTATCCAATAATAGTAAAAGAACCATTAATTCCTTTTTGTCCTTTTACTCTTATATCTCCTTCTACAATATCAAGGGCAATGTTGCTTGTACGACTTCCTTTTGTGTTTATCTGTAATCCTATATTATCATCAAAACTTATATTATCTCCTATACTTTCTACTAATATCATAGCGCCCTTTTGTCCTGTCTCTACTGCAACAGATTGCCCCATTATTACTTGTCTATATACGCCGTTTCTGTCTTCATTATCTCTATAGATGATATAAGCAGGTGATATATGGGTATATTTTGTTCCTTTTTTACGAGGATCTATTTGACTAATAGGGACGTTACTATCGGAATAATATACAATCTTGTCGTTCGTTAAATTGAACCCTCCTATCTTTCCACTTGTAGCATTGATTGCTCCTGTAAAACTCCCTCTTGTAGCATTAACCTCTCCTGATATATTCGCCTTAGTAGCATATACGGTTCCGTCTTGTAACACTCTAAAAGGGGCGGCATACCTACCACCAAACTCACTACCTGCCCAAAAGCGTACTTCGTTAGTAGCATTTCCTACCCCAGTGATACCCGCTTGCGTTCCTGTAGTGTTACCTACAATCATTGTACCAGTGGCTACCACGTTGCCTGCTATCTGTGTATCGTTAAGGAAGGCAGTCTTTTGGTCAAGTTTGCCGATACGCTCATCGGTTTTAGCCTTGTTCTTGTTTTCTAAGTCTTCAATTCGTGCAGCGTTTTGTCTGATAGTGTCTAAATCGGAATTGATATTAGCGATTTGATTTTCCACATCTTCAGGAGCAGGAGACCAGTCAGTGGGTTTGTTGCCTCGTTCGAGCTTAATCCATTCTATAGTGCTTTCAGCTATAACATTAGAATTATAAGTCCAAATCCAAAGTGTTTTATTGTCCGAAACACTATATTGATTTCTTATTCTCCAAACAAATGTATTTTGATGAATATTATTACCTTTATTGTAAAGTTGAGATAACTCAAGAAAATCACCACTATTATAAGCAGCAAAAACTAACTTGCCAGCTCCTAAATGGCCTTTAATTGTCAAGGTTACAACATCTCCATCTCTTAATTCCTCCGTTAAATGGTATGTAGCTATATTATAATTGCTATTGGTTATTCTTTGCTTACTGTTACGTAATAAATTCCGTCCCCCAACCTGTATATTACCCATCTGCTCATTAGAGTACTGTTTTAACCTATTCTCCAATGACTGCAAATCAGGATTGACAAGCTGTTTAAACTCTAATTTGTTGCTGTCTGAGATTTGGAGGTGTGCGTTTATCTCTATGCGATCGTCGTATAGGGCTATAAACTGCTGTCCATTACCTGAAGCAATACGATTGGTTACCAATTGCCCGCCTGTAATCTCAGTAAATCCATTAAATTGGGCTATTCCTCGCTCGCCATCGTACTCGGAATTGACCGTGGCATATAGAAAGTGGTAAAACCCTGCTTCTTGCTCCATGCCAATCTTGGTTTCGGATAGGACAAACTCGGCTGTCTCTATAGCTTTATTGGCCTTGATATAGAGGTAATAGCTCTTTGCCTTATCATCTAATCTACCTGATACAAAAGGGGAAACATACCAATACTTATAATCAGCTGCGGAGTGGCTTGGTTTAATGTCAGTGGTGCCAAGGGTGTAATGCTTAATCCAACCACTACCTGCATTGATTTGCTTGTTGTTCCTGTCAAAGTACAAGGTATGAGGTACGGTGATAGGGTTGGTCTTATTGGCAACAAAGGCAAATTGTCCTGATTTGTTCCCTACCAAAGCCATCATCGTTTGCACTGTGGCAGGAATGATACTTTGGGTATATTCAGGAAAGGCTTCTTCTACCTGCTTGATGGTCTCTAAGGCATTGCGCCAACTTCTTTTAGTCTCGGATATAGCTTTCTTGTTCATCTCTCCAAAATACACCTCTTGATTTTGGAGTTTGCGTATTTCAGAGGAAAAGGATTGCCCTTGTACCTTGTTGGATAGTTCTATTTGGGGGCTGTAAGGGTTATTTACATACTCTTTAAGCCCTACGATACGAATAGCCACAGGGGTACGCTGAAACTCATTGTCTGAAAAGTTGATATATCCCCCCATTTTAAGACGTCCGCCTACATTGACCCATCTCTTTTTTGCCCATATTCCGTCCAAATCACCAGTGAAAGTAAATAGGTCTGCTCGGTTTTCATAAAGATACTTACACGCTTCCTTCATCATCTCCCAACTGGCGCCCGTTTTGGTGTCATTGTCGCAAATATAGGCATTAGGCATTTGCATATTATAGACGGAATATTCATCGCCTATGGCTGGCTTGAATATATCGTTGGGCATTGTTGTGCCGTCTTCTTCCTTGGGGACAAGCTGAAATCGTTTTTGGGTGTGGTCGTACTTTGATACTTCAAACTCACGCCCTGATAACATACCACTTTCAAAGTATATCACCATCTTTTCCCCTTTGATTTGGAGGTCGGCAAAGTTCAACGCTTCAGGTATGGTTGTGTCGGCAAAGTCGTAGAAGTGTTTATCTCTATCCACTTCAAACACAGCCGATATAGTACCTTTGCGACTTGGGTATATATGGGAAAGGTCAAGGCTTTGTTCGTTGATAAAACCATTGTTTTGCGCATTCTTGATAGCTATAGACAGCCCTTTGTCGTCTGAAACAAAGGTTACCCCCTCATATACGTACTCTTGTGATTTGGGTAGCAATAATTCCTTGTTGCCGTACTTTGAGCGGTCAATATTACGGTCTCCTCCTTGTACATAGAGGCGGGTAATACGGCTTTGTTCGGTAGTACGACTTACACCTGTCTTAAAGCCTTTGCCTTTGCCATATTGGAGCGGCAGGGGATTGCCTTTGAAATATTCTACCTTGTGGAGGTGTATCGTTTTACCTATAATCTCGTATTCTGTCTCAAAAGCCTTAGCGATCATGTCTAAGGCTTCCAAGCAGTTATTATGGTTATAGCTAATGAGCTTTTCATTAGCTTCAATTGTGGTGCCTACCTGCCAGCCGATGTCTATCATATTAAGGCAATCTACCAATATTTGTATATGGTAGCGAGGAGAGGCTGTGAAAGGAAACTTGAGGGTCTTATCGTTAGGGTTGCGAAACTTGTAATTCTTCAGGTTTGCCCCCTCGCTGTCCATGGTAAGGGTATATTCAAAGTGTCTGCTGTTATGCTTCACCACTTTAGCAGGCTGATTGAGAGTATAGCGTTCCCCCTGAAACTCACACCATGCCCCAGTAGGGATTTCGGTATAAGTAGATAGGGCAAAGTATAGGTTCAGCGTATGCTCCCCCATAATGGAGCGGTATCGATAGCTCTCATCAGTGGGGAGAATGTCTATATAGGCGCTGTTAAAGTGTAGTTGCATAGTTATTAGATAATTATTAGTTGTAAATCAAACTTGACCCATATAAGCGGGTCGTCAATATAGAGTTCGGTAATTTTGCCGTCTTTATAGATACACTTGTATGATTTCCCTTGATAGCTTAGGGTTCGTTCGTCTGGTCTTACAAGGTTATACAGCAAGGCAAAATATCCTTTGATAAAATCAGTTATCGGCAAATACATAAAGCACTTGAGCGTTGCGGTGCGTTCCTGAAAGTATATAGGCACATCGGCAGCTATAAGACCACTCATAGTGCTATTTTGAGCTGTATAAGGTGTTTTGGCATTACCTGCTGTGATAAGCTCTTGTTGTGTCCCCTCCAATAGAGTTATACCATACTGGGTTAGGTTTTTGCCGTCAATATAGGCTTCTACATGGTGAGCGGTTAGCGTTGGTGCTTGATAGGTATATCCTTGTAAGGGAAAATCATCAGAAAGACGAATCTCAGCTGTTACATAGCCTCCAATGACTTGGGTTTTGCTAAGGCTAATCAGTCGTAATTGATAGGTTAGGTTGATAAAGTCAAAGGTATAATTAGCATAGGCACGAGCTGAAAGAAGCGTTACCAAATTAGGATATAGACTTTCAGGCAATAACAGTTGTAGGGTAATTTCCTTAGCAGACAGCTGCGGGGCTGAAAGGTCATATTCCGAGCCGCTTTCCTCTGCCCAGTCATTTTTATTCAAAGACTTCAAGGCTGGATAGGATAGCAAGCTCGCTAATGACCCCTCTACCAACTTAGCATGTAAGGTCTGTATGTCTGTATTATTGATTTTCATTTAGTAAAATATACCTGTTAAATCCTTTGGTTTGCGATTACGTCCCAGTACTTCCTCTAAAAATACATACCTTGCGGCATCAATAGCATGGTTAAAAGCATCAATAGGTACATTGAGGAAAGCCCCACTTTTATCCTGTGCATAAGTGTAATTCTTGAACTCTTTGATGATGTTCTCACTCCTTTGAGTGATACATATTTCATACTCTAACATCTTGGTAAGCCCTTCCATAACCGAGCCTTGCCCTTTGGTTACTGCGGTGATGTTATAGCCTGCATTCTTTATTTCCTTCACCAAGCGGGGGTCAGCACTCTCGGATATAATCTTATAGGAGCGATGCTGCCGAAGGGCTTGGATAATATCGCTGGTGAGCATTTGCGTTTGATAGCATATTTCGTTTAGATATACCTTGTTATCCAAAAAAGCTACCTCCACGATAGCGGTAGGGTCGTGAGTAAAACCAAAGTCAAGACCTAAGTAACGTTTCTTTGCCCAAATAGGTATATCCTCCACAATGGTAACTTTTTCAAAGATAAGCCCCTCAATCATTGCCTGCTGTCCTAATCCATATACCTGCCAAAGTGATTTGTTCTTGTGCTGCAAACTCTCTATCTCGTCAATAATCGTTTGTTCCAAGAACGGGTTATCCTTATAAGTGGATATAAAGTGATAGGTACGAGGGTCTTTATTTAGTTCGCAAAGCCAATGGTCATCAGAGAAGGATGGGTTATAATCCACAATAGAGAATTGAGTAGTACGCATTTTCAACTGTTGGAACTCGATAAACTTGAGTTCGTTGGCTTCATTTACATATAATACATCACGCTTGCGCCCTCGGAGCTTTTGTTCGCTGTCTGTGGAAAAAAACTCTACCCATGAACCATTGGCAAAGGTGTATATCATTTCAGATTTATTGATACTGTTTTCATCAAACACATTTAGCTTGTATAATATCTCCTTGAAATCGACAAATACAGACCCTTTGAGAGCGGGCAAGGTAGCACGGACAATGGAAAGGCGTGTCTTAGGGTGCGATAAGCAATAGATGATAAGCCAAATCAGGATATTATAGGTTTTGGAACTACGGCTACTACCTTGCGCTGATACAGTAGTATATCCTTGCTTAATTGCATTATCTACTTTCGTATATATGTTAGTTGTCTGTATTATCATCGGTTCGTACTTGTTCTCGCTTGTCTATTACTTCAATGGTGATCCCTTGAGATAGAGGGCTGCCAGCGGTGGTGATGTCCAGTTTGTCAATTACTCCATCTTCAACACGGAAAGTGGATAGAATTGTTTGCATGGCAGTCATACGAGTGCGATAATCAACAGGCACTTCTCGGAATTTTCCTTGTATTACAGTGCCTTCTTCGTCTGTTATAGGCTCTTTGATAATTCCTGCCATAGCGATAAGGGTCATTGTATTGGATACCTCATTAAATACCCTCGCTCTATGTGCCTTTTGTACCTCTAATAGTTCAGGATTTTTGCGAATACGACTATATACAGACACGTATGTAACGCCAAGTATCTCAGCCGCTTTGGTAGGTTGTCCATTGGCTTTGATAAGGGCTTTCTTTAATTGTTCATCTGTATATGTTTTTTCCTTTGCCATTATATTAATTTATATAAATCATTAGGTTCAGTCTATTCGCTCTATACTATTAGAAAATTCCTCTCCTATAATCATTTTTTCGTAAGGATCATAACCCATACGTATCATAAAAGCCTCTTTGTGTTTAGGGTTTTGAAACTTGACCACTACATAAGATAGCATACCTCCATCCTTGTCTGAATTATTGGTGTTACTGATACGGTCTTTTACTTTCTGTATTTCGTTGTGTCGTGCGATTTGGTTCTCAGGAGTATCCTCATAGAAATTTACAGAGCGGTCAATATTGCGATTTTCCTCACTCTCTTTGGTAGCCTCGTCAATAGCTTGTAGCGCTTCATCGTCTTCTGTATTTTTTGACCATTGTTGAGTTGTGGAAGTGTCACCAAAGGAATAAGACGAATAATCATCTACACTTACACTATACATAGAAACATCAAAATCAGTTAATCCTGCTTCTTGGTAGTTATCAAGGTCAGGGACTAAAGCACGCATCAGGTCATCATCTAAGGGTGTTTGGCTTTTGGTGTGCCATATATTACGAGCTTTTTCTGTTTTAAGGTCAAACTCGGCAACTTCCACTTTGATAGGATAATCTGTTTCAGGAGTGCCATTATACTTGTGATATAGGTCGTGTGCCATTACTCGCTTGTGGCCGTCAATAAGATTACCTGTTACTTTATTCCAAACAATGCCACCATAGAAACCATTCTTTTTAAGGTCTTTTAAGATTGCTTTTACCTGCTCGTCTGTGTGCTTCTTTGGGTTATATGGAGCAAAGTGTATTTGTGATCTGTTTATGGTTTGTGTTTCTGATTGCTTAAACTCTTTCATTGGTTTGTGTTTTTTGAGGTTCTTGATGTAGGGCTACTTCAGCATAAGGAAACTCTTGGAGTATCTTTTTTAGGTCATTAGGGTAGTACTTTTGAAGGAATGATAAGGTCTCATAATCTAACCCTACCCCTTGACTTACAGATTTAGCTACATATACCATTGGTTTGATAAGATTACGATTAGCTATGTACTGTAATACTTCTTTGTTTGTCCATAATGCTAATGGATATACCATACCTTTGGGAGAGGTGAAAGTAGGCGCCCACATTTTAAGGCGCATGCGTTTCATAAAACCATCTACGCCTTTCATTCCTGAAAAGGCATATTGTGAGTTGCATTCTTGCATTACAGATTGTTCAATCTCACCTATTTTACGTACTTTTGTATCAGGTTCTTCATCACAGAAAAAGCCGTTTTTCTTGATAACATCTAACATCAGATGTGGAATTTGGCGAACTTCTACGTTGGGGTATTTCTTTATTGCCCAGTCTATGTATATCTGTATATGCTCTAAGTCTTTGACAAGGTACATAAAATAGCATATTACCTTTTTAAATCGAGGGGCGAGCATATCAAGTAGTGCGATGCTATCTTTGCCCCCTGCCGAATAGAATAATACAGCCGTATCCGTTTGGGTACGGATAGACTGTATTATTGCTTGTGTTTGTGCGAATTTAGACATAATATTATCCATTTCCTCCTTTAGCTGTTGCTACATCTTTGTTTGCCGGTTTCTTCTTTCTGAAGAGATTACTTACTCTTGTTCTCACATTGTTGTAAGTGTTTCTAATACGATTTGCAATTCTTTTAAACATAATTTGCTGGTTTTTAAAACATTAATATATTAATAAAAAGAGGTTGCAAGCGTTTTTTAACTACTTGCAACCTCTGTAGGTTTTTTATTATTGGTTTTTAAATAAGATCCTCTTCTTTTACGAAATTATCTGTTAGAGGTGGTCTGTTTGGGTCAAAGAATTTGTCTGTGTTTTTGCTTTCTATTATATCACCTAAATGATACGCCATAAAACACAATACACACTCTTCACCTGTTTGATCGTCGATATAGGTAATATCATTACCGTTTTCATCTGTTTCAAATACAACTTCTTCTTTAAGTACTTGTATAGTCAGTTCAGGTATAGGGTGTGTACGCCCATTCATCAAACGCAGCGCGTCGTACTTTATTACCTTCATCTTTTCAGTGTTAGGGTTGGTAAAATACCTATCTATTGTATTAGGTTGAATTTTGCGTGTTTCAATTTTTTGAACCCCTTTTAAGATAGCTTCAAAGTTACCACCTAAGATTTGTAATGTTAGTATTTTCATTTATTACCTTGTATTAAGTTGCAATATTATTTCAAAGACCCTGTATATACCCTTGGTATATAGGGCAAAGGTACGATATAGGTCGCAAAGGGCTGTTATCGTCGTTTGTTTTTTCTTTGTATTTTCTTTGTGTTTTTTTTGTTCTGATACCTTGCAAAGGTACGAAAAATATTTTAAACCCCTCAAAAGCGAGGGGCTTTTTTATGCTACGAGGTTGAATTTCTTAAACGAACGATATTCTTGCTTTTCTGTGTCGTAATATACCTGTACAGTGTCATTAGGTTTGCGATTAGTGGTGTGCTCTGTAGGGGGTACTATATCAGGGCAAATCGTACCCCAGGCCTCTCTGATGGTGCCATCTACTTTGAGAAAGTAAAAGCGCACGATTTGGCTTTTCATTTTGGCTTTGAGCTTGATATTTGCCCATGCTTTTTTTAAGCACTCTGAAAAGGTGTAACCTGTTTGCTTGAAGAATTTCCATGCAAGGCAAAAGACTGTTTTTTTATCTGTATTTTTCATTTTGGTAGGTGTTTTAATTGTTAGCTAAATAGTTCAATAATTCTTCTTTGCTGCTGAAAATTTCACTTTCATTAAATGTGTTATTTTGATAGTTAAATATTTTGTAAGTAATGCTGATGCTATTATCATAAGATACTAAGTGAATGTCTATGACTGCAATTTCACCGCTTTTTATTCTATTTTCGTGCATAAAATAGACTTTTTGATTGGTTGAGTATTTGGTTTCTACTTTCATTTTGGTAGGTATTATATGTATATTTTCTTAGTTAGACCCGCCCCATAGGCATTGACAAACGAGGCGCTGGCACTCTTTGCCCAATAAGCATAGAAAGAGCCGTTTTTTTCAAGCTCGGCTTGTGCAAGGGCTTCTGTTTTAAAGGCTTTGCTTAACTTATTATAACCACTTACGATCGCATACCCGCCCCTTACTTTTGCTACCTTGAGAGTGGTATCAAAGTTGATTTCTGATAATGTTTTAATAGTTGTCATAGGTTCTATATTTAATGATTAATATTTGAAAAATTGAGCCTTTTTGCGCCTTGCTCAGGGCTGTTTGTTAGAGTTCTATTACATCTGAATATTCTTGATATTTCTGCTTTAACAAGGTAAAATACTTGATAAACTTTTGTTCATTCTCTTTTGAAAATGTACCATCAAGGGAGGGGCATTCGAGGTCAATATTAAGGGCGTTAAGTAAGGCATTAACACACTCTTGCAAGGTCTCATTAAGAAAATTCATAGCTTGCTGGCTGCCATCCTCATCACAAAATCTTTTTCTTCTATAAAGGAC